CTCAGTTCCTCTAGCACCACGTCTACCAGGCGCAACTGCATTGTCAGCAACAACTGTATCTCCTCTAACAGTCGTAGCTCGTATGGCTCGTAAGATGGACACACAGAACGTTGACTCACGCGGTCGTTGGATCGTAGTTGACCCAGTATTTATGGAAATGCTGAAAGACGAAGATTCACGCTTGTTGCAGTCTGACTGGGGTGGCTCTGGCCTAATGAACGGTTTGGTTATGAACAACCTACACGGCTTCCGTGTTTATGTTTCAAATAACCTACCATCAAAAGGTGATGGCGCAGGTACATCTGGTACAACAGCGCAGAACGACGACTACGGTGTTATCGTAGCTGGTCAGGAAGAAGCAGTAGCTTCAGCGGAGCAAATCAACAAAGTTGAGAACTACCGTGACCCTGATTCATTTGCAGACATCGTACGTGGTATGCACCTATATGGACGTAAAATCCTACGCCCAGAAGCGCTTATCACAGCACGTTACAACGCTGCTTAGTATTACATAACAGGTTGGGCTGGTCTTATCAAGAGGCTGGCCCAACTTTACTTTAAGGAATCGTTATGGCTAACTATGTTACTCTCATAAACCAAGCATTACGCCGTGTCAACGAAGTTGAGTTGGACATAGGTGGTGACGGCTTTAGTGACGCACGTAACTTACAAGGCCTTGCTAAGGATGCCATTAACTCGTCAGTACGAGAGATTCTGCAACACGCTCAAGAGTGGCCTTTTACTCTTACAACATATACGCAGACATTGACAGCAGGTACAGGTGTCTATGACTTTGCATCTGATGCATCTAAAGTAGATTGGGATACGTTCTATTTAAAGCGTTTATCTTCTAGGAATAACTCACCACAAAAACTACCAGTAATTACATATGAAGATTATATCCGTTTCCATCGCAGTAATGAGGAAGTAGGAGGTACAGACGCACGTACTACTCCTAGTAGAGTATATCAGACAGAAGACCTAAAGTTTGGCGTTACGCCTCTACCTGACGATGCATACGAGGTGGAGTATCGCTATTGGTCTTACCCTGAAGACATGACAACATACGATGATACTTGTATTATACCAGACCGTTTTAACACAGTGGTCATTGACGGTGCAGTTATGTATCTATTGAGATTCCGTGCTAATGAACAAGGCGCTGCACTACACCAGCAGAAGTTTGAGAAGGGTATGGACGACATGCGCCGACTACTCTTAGATACACCTCTCTATGTAACCTCCAGTATTCGCCCAGGTAGACATTTTAACGCACAGTCTGGTATTAAGTAATGGCAGATAACTTACGTACTTTTGCTGCTCCTTGTACGGGAGGTCTAGTGATTAACCAAGACCCTCTTACTCAAGGCGGTCAGATGTCAGGGTCAGCCTCACGTCTTATCAACTATGAGCCTGCCTTGAATGGCGGGTATCGTCGTATTAGTGGCTTTGATGACACCTACGGTGAAGTACCTGGTGAGGCTAACTCTCCTGTGTTAGGTGTGCATGTCTCAGCAGATATTAACGATGGTATCTTTGCTGCACGTAAGCCAGCCTCAGGTAACAACTACTTGCATCGCTGGAATGACACAACAGATGCTTGGGTAGCAATTACGTCTGTAGGTTCACCTACTATGACAGGCGTAGACAAGGTACGCTTCGAGAGCTTTAACTGGGGTGCACCTAAGTTTGCTATGGCTGATGGGGTTAACCCTGCAGCTACTTGGGATGGTACTACGTATGTACAACTAACAGGGGATCAAGCACCCAGCGCACCTAGCTTAGTTGCTGCATTTAACAACCACCTATTCTTAGCAGGGGATAGCTCAGAGCCATACAATCTGTACTTCAGTGCGCCACTAGACGAGACAGACTGGACTCCCGCTTCAGGTGCTGGTGTTGTCAACGTAGGGTTTGAAATAGTTCAGATCAAAACTTTCCGTGATCAACTTTATATCTTTGGTACTAATAACATCAAACGCCTAGTTGGTAATAATATTGCTGACTTTCAGTTGCGTACTGTCACATCTAACTTAGGGTGTGTTGCACCTGATAGTGTTGCAGAGTTCAACGGTGACATTATCTTTCTATCACCAGATGGTATTCGTCCTGTTACAGGCACAGAACGTATTGGTGATATTGAGCTTGCTACTCTTTCTAAGCCTATTCAGTCTATCTTTGAAGACTACACAGCTAATGAAGACCTAGCCACAATGACTACTGTAGTTCTAAAGAAAAAGTCTCAGTTCCGTTTATTCTTTGCTGATCAGGAATCTCTAGGTGTTATTGGTGCTATTCGTCGTAGTGGACAGGGTGGTGCAGGGTTTGAGTTTAGTCAGCTTGTAGGTATGTCTGTACGTGTAGCTGATAGTGGCTATATTGGTGACGAAGAGTTTGTCATTCACGGAGATTCTACGGGTAATGTTTTCAGGCAGGAGACAGGTACAAGTTTCAACGGTAATGAAATCTTTAGTTTGTATCAGACTCCGTTCTTCTACATGGATGATCCTGCTTTACGTAAGTCTTTCTATGAAGTAGACACTTATATGCGTTCAGAGGGTGAAGTTACGGTTGTTATGGGCATAGAGTATGACTACTCTGATCCTGATGTGACAGTGGGTTCGGATTACACTTTGTCTACTGCAGGTGCTGCAGCTTTCTATGATAAGGCTACGTATGACTCAACAGATATCTACGATGGTAACCCTTCTCCTGTAGAAAATACTACTATTTCAGGTTCAGGTAAGTCTGTTTCTATTCGTTATGTTACTAACAGCACAGACCCTAGTCATACTATTCAGGCTATTACATTAACTTATGGTCTAGGCGATAGACGTTAAAAGAGGATACTAAAACATGTCAGGCTATACACGCCAATCTACCGCAGACATTGTACCTACATCCGTTGTACGTGCAGCGCCTATCAATGCAGAATACAACAAACTACGTGATGCTTTCACTCAGAGTGATACAGGTACAACAGGTCACAAACACGATGGCTCCTCTGATGAAGGTTCCTACGTTCCGTTTATTGCTGACTTAGACAAGCAGAACTATCTTACAGTAGATCAAACAAATAATCGTTTTGGTTTGTTCCTTGAGGTGAGTGGTTCCCCAGTAGAGCAATTACGTTTTCAGGATGGTGTTATCGTTCCTGTAACTGATAATGATATAGACTTAGGTACGTCTAGCCTAGAGTTTAAAGATTTGTATTTAGATGGTACAGCTACTATTGACACGCTTCAGGTGGACGAAAGTGCAACCATTACAGCAAACCTAACTGTAAACGGCAACACTACACTAGGTGATGCTGCTACAGATACAGTTACCTTTACTGCCGATATTGCTTCGCCAATTATACCTTCTGCTGATGATACTTATGACTTAGGTGCAGTAGGCTCTGAATGGCGTAATTTGTACATTGATGGTACAGCCAATATTGATAGCCTTGTAGCTGATACTGCAGATATAAATGCTGGTACTATTGACAACACGGTTATTGGTGGAACTACGGCTGCTGCTGCAGATTTTACTACTATGGATGCATCAGGTAATGCTACTGTAGGTGGAACCTTTGCTGTAACTGGTGCTACAACTCTTTCGTCTACTTTGGCTGTTACAGGTGCAACAGGCATTGATGGTGACTTTGATATTAATACAAACAAGTTTACTGTAGCTTCTGCTTCTGGTAATACTGCCATAGCTGGTACACTAGGTGTAACAGGTGCTGCTACTCTGTCTAGTACTCTTGATGTAACGGGTGCAGTTACAGCCAATGCAGGTGTTAGCATAGATAACATCACTATTGACGGTACAGAGATTGATCTTAGCTCTGGTGATCTGACAGTTGATGTAGCTGGTGATATTATTCTTGATGCAGATGGTGGAGATGTTACACTAAAAGATGCAGGTACTACCTACGCTAATTTAAAGAACTCTTCTGGTGAGCTTGTTCTACAAAGTGGAAGTACTCCTACTACAGCCGTAACATTTAGCGGTGCCAATGCAGACTTTGCTGGTACATTAGATGTTACAGGTGCAGCTACTTTAGATTCCAATCTGTCGGTAGCTGGTAATGCAACAATTACAGGCAACCTTACTGTTAATGGTACTACAACCACTATAAACACTACGAATGTTGTGGCTCAGGATTTGTTGATAGAGCTAGGTAATGGTTTAGTTAGTGACAATACTTATGATGCAGGTATTGTTATAGAACGTGGCCCCACTCTTGACAATGCGTTCATTGGGTTTGATGAATCAGTAGATAAGTTTACTGTAGGTACTGGTACATTTACAGGTGCAAGCACAGGTGATTTAACAATTACCACAGGTACTATGGTTGCTAACATAGAAGGTAATGTTACTGGTAACTTAACGGGTAATGTTACAGGTAATGTTACAGGAGATGTCACAGGCACCCTAACAGGTAACGTTACAGGTGATGTAACCTCCTCTGGCACTATTCAATACGCCAACTTGTCAGATGGTACTATTACTATAACAGGGTTTGTAGACGAAGATGATATGACATCTGACAGTGCTACACTTATTCCTACTCAGCAATCTGTTAAAGCATATGTAGCTACTATTGCAGGACAGTCTAATAACGTTGTTGGTCTTACCTCTACAGCAGCAGAGTTAAACAAACTAGATGCAAGTGCTGTAACGCCAGCAACAGTAACACTAGCTGCATCTGATGGCTTTGTTATAAACGATATATCGGCTACTGAAACTAAGGTAGCTCTTATAAGTGATATCGACACATATGTATCTAGCTCGACTGCAACACTTACAAACAAAACAATTACTAGCCCTATTGTCACAGGACTGCATCTAAACGATTCAGGTTTTACTGTAGAGGGTTCTAGTGCAGACGATAACGAAACTACAGTGTCGTTTGCAAACCCTACAGCAGATCGTACGGTTACTATACCAGATGCCACAGGTACAGTCTTACTTGATTCTAACATAGGCACTTCAGTACAAGCTTACGATGCTAACTTGACAAGCTTTGTAACAGCCCTTACACTACCTACAGCAGATGGTACAGCAGGGCAGTTCCTAAAGACAGACGGTGCAGGTACAGTTAGCTTTGCATCTATTCCAACTATCAATACACTGAATGACATTGGCAACGTGACTATCACGAGTGCTGCATCTGGTGAGTTTTTACAGTGGAATGGAAGTGCATGGGTTAATGCTACAGTAGAGGCGTTTGACACACAGACACACACCACTACTTCAACTACTCAAGTGTCTATTGCAGAGTATGCACATGCAACGTATGACGGTGTTAAAGCTGTTATCACAGCCGACGATGGCACTAACCGTAGTATTACAGAAATATTAATTACACATAATGGTACAACTGCAGTAGCTACCGAATACGCACAGGTTAATACTAACACTGCCTTAGCTACATTTGATGTAGACATCTCAGGTACAGACATCCGTATCCTTGCTACCCCTGCTGCTGCAACAAGCACAGGATTTACAGTGAAAGCAATCACACTATAAGGCACTATGAAATTTTATTATTATAAGGCGTTACCATTATATGTAATTTTACCACCTGCTATCACGGTAGAGGATGAAAGACTAAAAGACCCTGTACACTTTAAACATAAGTTTGACTCTTGGGAAAACATTTACAAGCAAGATATTTTTAGCAGTATAAAAGAAAAAGGACAAATTGACCCAAATATAGCTTGTTGGGAAAACAACAGGTGGAGAATAGAACCTGGACAAGCTAGGTGGTTAGCAATGCATTACTTAGGTTTTAAAACACAAAAAGTAGTGCTTTGTGTTAATGAGAGTAAAGACCCAGATTACTCTAAGTTTCTGTCTTATGAACACATAGAAATGACTTCAGACGAAGTTAGGGAACTGTTTACAGATAAAAGAGACCACGTAGGGTATGATTATATCTACAGACGATGGTTAAGATAAGCCAAGTGGAAAGGTGAAGCATGGCAAACAATAAAGACTTTAAAGTAAAGAACGGTATTCAACCCACTGTCTATCACGAGGCGGTGGGTACTGTTACGTCTGGGAGTATTGGGTATAGTTTAAGTAACATTGCAGATGTTTCTTCTTTTAGTGTGACCTCTCAGGAGAACCTTCCACATGGGTTGTACTTTAAGTCTGATGGTACGAAAGCGTATGTTGTCGGTATATCTAACGACACCGTTTACGAGTATGACCTAAGCACTGCTTGGGATTTGTCTACTGCATCCTACAACTCTGTTAGTTTCAGTGTGGCTACCCAAGAAACATCACCACACGGGTTGTATTTTAGCCCAGACGGAACGCTTATGTTTATAATAGGTACTTCAGGTGATGATGTTAATAAGTATACGTTATCTACAGCTTGGGATATATCAACAGCTTCTTACGACTCAGTTTCATCTTCTTTAGCGGGAACTGTAGTTAATCCAAGAGGAGTATATTTTAAGGATGACGGCACTAAGATGTATGTAGCAGGGAGTGCCGAGGTAGTATATCAGTATTCTCTATCTACAGCTTGGGATTTGTCTACTTTATCTTACGACAGTATCTCTATTGACGTTTCAAGTGTTATGTCTCAACTTGAGAATGTTTTACTGTTTAACTCTGGTAGCGGGATGTTAGTTCTAGGCAGTAATTCCTCTA